GCCATCGTATACCCAGAAGTTAAATTCTGTAGTACCGTCCATAATTAATGGAGCACCAACTGCTTTAGTTCCGTTTGTGTTAACATGATAAAACGCACCGTTAGTTGGCGCCATGTGTGATGTAATTTTATCTGTTCCCATATCTAATGTTAACAGGACGTTAGTTGTTCTACCATATGGAAAAAATACAACTTCGTTTAGTTCTTTTACATACACACTATGAATAGAAGCAAACTTTTCTTCTGTTTCATGTACTGTAAATGTATTAGCAACTGTATCAAACACAATAATCATTCCACTCATAATTGGTGGATAAACAATTTTAGTACCAACTGTAATTGGTCTACCAAAGTTAAAGTGTCCACAGAACGTTTTAGGAGTTTCTGAGCCGTGTACTGTTACACCTTTTTCTTCGATCATAGTAACTTCATTAGTTGTTAAATCTATTGCCGCTACTCTAATTGTGCTATCTACTTTATCTTTTTGTGTACGCATTACGTATGCTGTATTACCTACAACTGCAATGCCACGGTATCTGTCACCGTTTTCACTTTTATCAAAGAAGTCTACAAACGTAGTCTTATCAGCATTTACTCTAAGTAAGCCTGCTCTCGCTCCTGCATCTTTGTTAAAATCTCTTGATTCTTCGCCTTCGTGGCGTACTTTTCCGTTAGTGATCACTGACAAAAACTCGCCATTTCCTAAGTGGTATGGCTCGTCTAATACCTGTGTAAAATATGTGTTGCTCATTATTATCTCCTGTTACTGTTATTTATCTGCTATATTGCAGTTTATTGATAAAAGCGATTGCATAAATGAATCGTCAACTCTGGATAACAAATGTACTCGATCTGTGTTTCCTGGGTTCTCTGTACCATGGGGTACAAGGGTGTTAATTATGTAACCTTTGCCCAATTCCATATGATATTTGCGTTCTCTATTTTCACCAAAAGTGAAAACTGCATCAGTATTAGTATGAAATGGAACGTGTAGTTTTCTAGTTTTTCCGTCAGTATGTGTATTAACTTTTAGCCCTGACGGGTGTAGTGCTATCAGTATTTGTCTTAGGGCTTGTAAAGATAAAGTTTCTATCATTTTATTTAGAATACCAAACTTATAAACTTGCATTGGTACGCAATCGTAATAGAACTTTTCTTCATCAAGGTCTTGTAATTCTGGGTACTTAGAAACATTAGCTTGTGTTTTACTTGGACACGGAATATCTCTTTCTACAGGCCAACTAACACTCCAACCACCTACGTTTCCTACATAGTTTCCTACAGCATTTTCTTTTTGAAATCTTTCGTATATATCAGGACGTAGGTATTCTTTAGAATTAAAATTAAAACAAAGATGTTGTAAACGTGATCGTAGTTCTTTATGATAAGATTCTAAGTCATCTTTGTCAATGCTAAAATCTAATTCAATCATATCCCATTCGAGACTATCAAACAATGTATCAACGTCTGTTATATCTTTAGGTTTTAATAATCTCATATGTAATGTTCCGCAGGCACTTTAAAAAATAAATGTACTCTATCAGTTTTTCCGTTATTAATAGTTCCGTGTGGGCGTGTAGTATTTATTAGATATGCTTTTCCTACAGTTAGCGAATATGTTTTATCACCAAATACAAATTTTGCATCTGGGTTAGATAATATAGGAATATGTATTTTGAGATATCTGTCAGTATCAGTATGTTGTGCTATTTCAGTTCCCGGTGGATGTCCACTAATACTAAACTGTCTTGCTTGTGGAAACTGTTTTCTAAGTTTATTAATTACGCCATGTACTAATACAGTATCTCTATAATTGTCGCTACGTTCTTTATGTACGTTCCAAGGTGGACATGGTATTGTTAAGTCGTCTAAATTACTTTGTATACCCCAACCATATACTCCATCAGTTTTATGTTTTTCACTATCAACAGTATCAGCTACATTAGTAAACTTTAAGTGTGCATAGTTTTTTTCTAAGCCTATAAGATAACTTCTAACATCACTATAATCTATTTTAGCTGATATTTCTTTTACATCAAAGTTCATCTAGTGTGTCCCTTATAATTGTATACGCATACTTTCCGTCGTGCTTGATTCTCGTATTATTTACATAATCTGCAACGGCTTTACTACGTGATTCGCCTTTCATACAATGTATATGAATTGTTCCGCAGGCGTCTTTAAGGAAATTTGAAATATGTTGAATTTGTGTTAGTGTTGGTGCAACGGCTGTGTAATAGTCTTTAATATCTTCGCCCCAATTTGTACTGTCTTTTGAAACGTCATCAAAACATAAATTTAATACATTAGGGTGAAACTGTTCAAAGTATGGCTCTGAGTTAGGACCGCCTGTTGAATCAATACAAATATAATAGTCGTTGGTATCTTCAACTGTTGTATCTGTAATATTTTCTTTTTGCATTTTAGATACAAAGTCTTTCTTACTATAACTTACGGCAATCATCTGTCCAAACCTTTCCGTATAAATGTATTCTATTTGTACTACCTTTGTTTTCCACACTATGCGGAATAGTTGTATTAACAAGATATGCCCAACCTGGTTCCATGTGATATGTTTCGCCACCTATGATCCAATTACTATCTTCATTAGTGTGTATAGGAATGTGTACACGAAGTTTATCTGGACTGTCTTGGTGTGTAATTAGTTTAGTGCCTGGAGTATGAATAGTTACTAACCACTTCTTACTACGCATTGGCAAATTATTTACAACGTCTAGTGCATAACCTTTAAAGCATTCTCTTGGGTTAAGTTCATCATTGTCGTTGTCTCGATACTCTGGCTTTGCACAACCTTGTTCAAATGGCTTAGGTCCTGGTTCGTTACTGTTCCAACATAGTGTATAGTATGCAGTATCGTCCATTAGACGATGTCCTGTCTTTGCTTCAGGATCACTAATAGGAAACTGCCATACGTGTTGCTGTTCTCCTATAACAAACTTCCAATCACTATAATCTCTTTCTAAGTCAGCGTACCAACTTTGCATTGAGTATGGATTAACCTTGCATAACTTTTTAACTGCCCAACCTAAGTCTGCTTGGTCGTGCTTTTCTATATAACGCTTCATTTCCATTAGGCGTACCTCGGGTGTGTTAACTGTACGTTGTCACGCACTCGTGAATTCATATCAACTGCAATATAATCATGTCCATATAGTACAAGGTCGTTTGGTATTTGTGCTTCAAACTTTAACCATTGCTGTTCTAACTCTTCTGGCTCTACATTCCAATGTAACATTTCACTTGACCATATGTTAGTAGTCCACATTACCTTAGTACCATGTACACTATTAATAACATCAAACAGTTTAGTATTATCATATATAAGATCTACTACATGAAACTCATGTTTAAGGTCTCTGTACCTACTCCATAGTCTTTGAAATGCTAATGAGCCTCCAAAGTCTTTTAGTTCTTGCTCCCAAAACTTTTTATAGTTTCCTCTGTACGTAGAACTAAAGTTATAATCTAAATCATTTTCTATTAACCACTTGTCTAAATCGTAACCGTCCCAAGTTTCTAATAAATGTTTCTTATAATTTAAACTTGCTTCGCACCAATCAAAGTAATGTACTGTAGTACCTTCATGAAAGCCGTTTGCATTTAATATTGCAAGTGGTTTAAATCCTGCGGCCGCACTAAACAAATGATCGATTAGTTTTCCGCCTGTCCTTACTCCTTCACTACTTAAAGTTTCTGTGTTAAACGCATATACTCTATTCTTTTCTATCTCTTCTTGGTATGCTTGTTTTCTAATCCAGGCTTTTTGACTTTGATTAGTTAATTCATCTACTATAGGGCTTTGTTTGTTGTACCATACTGCACCTAACTTATCTGAATCACTATAAGGATATAAAAATACTTTGCAGGCTCGCATGTCGTTGTCTAAATTATCAATCTGTATGTTTTTACGCATAGCAATATCAATCCAATTAGAACCATCGCTAGTTGTAGCATACTTACTTGTACCTTGCATGTTTTTAATCCACTTAGGTGTGTAATTACTATGAATAGTATCTTCACTTAGACAATAATTTTGCAACTCCGGTTTTCTGTCCCAGAAAACACCCATCTCATCAAATGCTGGCTTTCCTAGTTCAACCCATTTGCTTAAATTTACAAACAAGTATTGTCTATGTAACCCAGGGTATGCACCTTTAGTAAGATAATGTTGATTCTTTTTGTCCATGATGTGACCAACTACAAAAAACTGCGGATTGTTTTCAGCATATTCCACACTTTGTTGCACTAAACTTGGTCCTCTAAACAATAACAGTCCTTGACATGCTACCATTGCAAACTCTTTGTCTTTTGCTAGTGCTTCTTCAAGAATTGTTTCAACACGTTTATGAAATCCTACGTAATTACACATGCCCATCTTTAACATGCGATTGATATAAAAGTATGTCATATCAAAAGAACGTTTTTGTACTGTAGCATTTGGTATGTCGCGACTAATATCAAGAATACCTACACCAACACGGTTGTCAAGGTTGAGATTCTCGTAGTATCTATCAGCTGTGATGCTATTCCAGTCTTTCATGTTACCCCTGATTAGTATAATAGCTTTGTCTTAGTACATAAAAGAAATCTCTAATACGTCTGCCTAGTTCATAATGTATAATCATATGTATACGAGGCGTATCACTATCGTTATATACTGCATGTACGTTTGATATGTCCATAAGGAACGCACTACCTTGGTCTTCAAACGGAACTATACCGTGGTCTTTAAAAATAAAGTTACAATTTTCTGGATTGTTTAGACTAATATTACAAACACTCAAACGCTTTTCTTCATCTGACCTATCTTGGTGTGGAAGAATGTATCCACCTGGTTCAAGTAACATAAATCTTACACGATTTAAAAACTCTGCAGGCCACACATCTGTTAAAAACTTTTTAGTAACAGGACATTCGTCTGCTACCCAAGTCCAATCTAGCTGTTTAATTGATTCTTGTCTATCACCGTAAGTGTTTAAACTTTGAGTATCTTCATTTAGTCCGTGTAGTGTTAGACTTTTCCAACCTTTGCCATATGTAGTTTCTCTGTGTAAATGAAACTTGTCTGCAAGTGCTTCAGCTTCTTTGTGCATTTCTTTCCAAGGCTGGTTATCTAATGCACTTAGCCTAAAACAAGGCCAGCCACTTTCCATTATAACCCATTTAGGGTCAAATTGCTCTGGATACTTTACAGTAACAATGTCTTTTCTACGTTTTATGTGTTCTATATCTGCTGTCATAACTCTACTATGTCATTAAACTATCTGTTAAATATACTTATGCCTTACCTAACTGCTGATACACTAGATGCGATTGTCGTTGATTTCACAAGTCATTGTAATTCTATGTGCGGAAATTGTAGTAGAAATTTAGGTGGTGTTAAGGTAAATCCTTCAATGCCATTAAGCCACATGACTATGGAAACATGGAAAAATATCATAGATAATGCTACTACTAATGAAATAATATTTAATGGTAATTATGGTGATGCATTAATGAATCCTATTTTGGTTGAAGCACTTGAATATGCCGCTTCAGAAGATATACAAATTATGATTCATACTAATGGTGGTGTAGGTATGCCAGAACAATATGTTGCACTAGCAAACGTATTAAAGAAATTTAAGCAACCTAGTGGCGTTACTTGGAGTATAGACGGATTAGAAGATACTAATCATTTGTACAGACGAGGAGTTATATGGGAACGCATTATGAATAACGCTAAAGCGTTTATACAAGCCGGTGGTAAAGCACGTTGGCGTATGCTAGTGTTTGAACATAATGCACATCAGTTAGAAGAAGTAGAACAGTTAAGCAAAGACATGGGCTTTTTAAAATTTGACATTAATGGTGGTTATACTTTTACTGCTCTTAATAGTATAGTTGACGGTGCTATTGAAAAATTTAAAGCAAATAAAAAAGACGAAGCTCGTGTAGTTAAATATGATAGTAAACATCTTGACCAAGTTGAAAGATTAGAAAAAATTAAAGACTTTAGCGAAACTACTATAAAATGCAAATGGCAAAACAAAAGAAAAATACAAATTAACCATATAGGTGAAGTATTACCTTGTTGTTACTTACTAAGTGACCGTTGGCCTAAAGACATTAATAGTCCGTATGCTAAACAACAAAATGATATTGTATGGCCAAATGTAAACGATAGATCATTAACAGATATAATTGAAGGTGAAGAATTATTAATGCCAAGTAAAAACAGATTTAAAATATGTGAGGTAACCTGCGGTGAGATGTAAATACTTAGACAATCAAGTTTGTGTACGATCAGATGGACAATATCGTCTATGTTGTGTTAGCCTTGAACAAACTAATAAAGAAAATATTAAAACACATACCCCACAAGAATGGCATGACAGTGACTTTCATAAAAAGACTGTTAAGGAGATGGAAGAAGGTAAATGGCCAGATGCTTGTACACGTTGTGAACAACAAGAACTACAAGGTATTGACAGTATGCGTACTAGAGTAAAACCAGACGGTACTAGATACGTTAGAAACTTTTATGGTCCTGGACTAAGTCATCTTGATATTAGATTTGGTAATAGTTGTAATCTTAAATGTGTTAGCTGTTGGGAAATGAGCAGTAGTAGTATTGCCGAAGAAGCTATCGAAATGAAGAAGGCCGGTATTGTTCCATTACACGGAGTGCTTGAAGTTCCAAACTTTAATTGGGCATCAGAAGAAACAATGAAAAAGTTTGATGACTTGCCTATTAGAGAAGTTTATCTAACAGGTGGCGAACCTATGATGGTTAGACACTTAGATAAGTTTTTAGAAAGACTTGATCCAAGTGTAGTAGTTAGATTTAATACTAACGGAACGTTATGGAACCCTAGAATTGAGAAACTACTAAAGAGATTTAAATTAGTAGTTATGAGTCTTAGCTTAGATGCCGCAAGTGATAAAATTAATTACATTAGAAGCGGAAGTAAATGGGACGAAATAGAAGTTAATGCACAAAAGTATGCAGAGTTTTGTAAAGTTGACGTAACTCCAACACTTAGTATTCTTAATGCGTTATACTATGACGAGCTTAAAGAATATGCTACTAAGAATAATTTTAAAATTTACGATAACTTATTAATTCTTCCAGAGTGGTTACATGTTAAAAATGCTCCTGATAGTTTAAAGGAACAGTTTAAAGGAATACATCCAGATGTTGACGGATGGGCAGATCATCCCAGTGATCCTAAAATTATTGAACACTTCATAAGACAAATAACAAAGCAAGATAATTGGCGTAAGATGTACATTAAAGATTACTTGCCAGAGGTGGCAAAGGCTTATGAAATTAATTAAAGAAAATACCGAATGGGGTAGAAAAGTATTTGAGCTTGAAGACAGGTTCCGTAAAGAATGGACTGTGATTGATCGAGAAAGACTTGAAGAACATATTATTATACTTGATGAAGTTATGGAAGGCTGGGTAATTGATTGGGGCGTTGATGACGAAAAGATGTTTATTGAATATCACAAAGTTCCTGGTACACCGGCAAGTGAGTTTGCTCACACACCACAGTTTATAAAAAAGATTTACGACTTTTGTAAGTTTACTATCAATGAAACTAGTCCGTATGCACACTACGACTGGGTACTAAGTAATATTATGATTGACGGTGATAAAATGTATATGGTAGATTGGGATAACGTTGGGTTATACAACGAAGAACAAATCATGACTAAACTACATTCTGATTTAACAAGTGCATTTGGAGATAAATTTGACCCCGCAAGCCTTTAGTTACGCTACACTAGGTAGTAATGGAATGATCTACATTCCACCATTTGGATTAAACGAAAGCATTGACTACATGCTTAAAATGGATCCAACTACATATGATATTACAAAAATTAAACTTGATGTTGACGAGTCTACAGAAAAGTGGCAGAATGGTATTGTTTACCGTAACTTAATTTACTTCTTACCATATAACGAAAGTAAGATCCTAGTTGTTGATACAGAAACAGATGCTATAGAATACATTGAAGTATCTCCTAAAGGCAAAGGCAAATACATACAAGGACATATACACGGTAATGAAATTGTAGCATTACCTTACGGAGAACATGAACCGTTTAGTTGGGCTATGCATCTTAATCTAAATGACCATACACTAACGCATGTGCATATAGAAGTACCAATTGAAGATTGTAAAAAATGGCATACTACACAAATGATAGATGGAATTATTTACGGAGTACCTCGCGGTGAAGCACCTGATCCTCCTATGTTCCATCATAGAATTCATTACGATTGTAACACTATGAAATACGAAATTATTGATATGCGTAACCATTGGTTAGACGTAGCTGATATACAATATACTAATAAAAAATTTACTACGTTAGCAAAAGTAGGACGTAAATTATATGCTCCGCCATACAGCGAAAACCCAGAGTTTGATACTTTATTACGTTTTGACGGAACACGTTGGTTTAGTGAAAACACAGGATTAAAAGAAACAAGCAGAATGTATTATTCACATACTGTTGCACGTAATGGGAAGATTTATTTTCCACCTGCAGGACATGATGAAGACTGGAGTGAAATGCTTATCATTGACAGCAACATTGATGCATGGTACACACAAGATTTGCATATAGGAAAAGAAAGTAAAAAATACTTTGCTGGTGTAGAAAACAGCCAAGGAAAATTATATTACATTCCTCGAGGTGGTTGTGTATGCGAACCTATAGAAACTTGGAAGAGTCAAGGAGACCTTGCAGAAATATTAGTAGTTGACACTAAAGACGATTCGTACTATACTATAGATGTAGGAGATTATTTTAAAGACTCAACTACAATAGAAAAGTATAACAACTGTTTAATACATGAAGATGTAATTTTTGCATTTCCATATGGAGAAAGTGCATCATTTCAAACTGTATTAGTTTTTGATACAGTAAAAGAACAAGTAGTACATACTGTGGATCTAAATAATGTATAAAGCATTTCAAGACTTTTACAAAGAACAATCTATTAAGCATATGCTTCTAGTTGAGCATAACAATGAATTACTGAGCCCTCCGTTTGCTACAGAAAAATGTAAAGACTACAGTAAAGTATTTTACAAAGGTGATTATATTAATTTAGATTTGCTACCAGCAACTAGCAAGACTAATGCTGTTGCACAAATTAAAGATAGCAGTTGGTTTCTTCCATATGGTATTTGGGACGAATTCAATACTGTTGTAGAACTACGTGGCACAACACCTTACTATCATACATTACCATTCAAAGGTAAAGGACAATTTTATAGTGTAGCAACAAACGGAAAGACTGCATTTAGTTTTCCATTAGGATATGAAGATACAAACTTTGGATTGTACATTGACGGAATAATTAAAACACATGAGTTGCCTATTAAAGGTAAAAAGTTACATATGGGAACTGTGTACTGCAACGGACGATATTGGAGTATGCCTAGAGGCGATGAACCTGGTTACAATACGCTTTTAAGTTTTGATGGTGAACAATATCAAAGTTATGAATTAGATGTTGATCCTAATATTACTAGAAAGTACACAGACATTATTGTTAAAGGTAATACATTATACAGTTTACCGTTTGGAGAAACTAAAGGACTTAACACTATTGTAGAGTTTGATACAGAAACAAATACTGCTACGTATCATACTATCGACGGAGTAGACTTTGCTAAAAAATATAACTGCGGTGTATTACTAGGTGATAAAATTGTTGCTGTACCTTACGGTGATGAACATGCTAATGATAGTAACTGGGGATTAGTATTTGATACAGTTACAAAAGAAACTACACAGTTTGATATCAAATTAGACTTTGGTGGCAAATATAGATTTAGATGTGGTATTGAATACAAAGGCAATGCGTACTTCTTTCCAAGCGGAACACCTAGTTGTCCTGTTATAGTAATTGACGATCAAGGGTATATTGTTAAAGACGAAACTTTCAAAGGTTTAATTTTTGGTAGACCTATTATACACAAAGACTACATAAATGTATTAGGATACCACATCGAAACACAGGAACATTTTATCTTTGTTTTTGGTGATAATTTGAAGGTAAAAGAGGTAACCAAAATATGAAATGTTTTGCTCCTTGGCATAGTATTACAGTACGCTTTAATGGTGATATTGTACCCTGCTGTGTGTATAAAGAACGCTATGGTAACGTGCTTAAAACACCTTTAAACACCGTCTTAGACAGCGTTACAGCGTCATACACAAAGGATAGCTTCCGTAATGGAGTGTTACCGCCAGCTTGTCAACAATGCACGTTAAAAGAAGAATCTGCAGGTCATAGCAGACGTTTATTCTTCCGTGATACACTCAATCCAATGTTGGAAAATACCAATTACGACTACTCAAAAAACTTCACAGATATCTACTTTTTGGAGTTTAATATGAGTAATATTTGTAATTTGAAATGTCGTATGTGTAGTGGACTTGCTTCTAGTGCCTGGGTTAAAGATGATATCAAATTACATAATTTGGACAGCAATTATCAACGCCCTGTTAACAGTCCAGAGTTTGGTTACACAAATAAAAGCGAACAAATTATAGAACGGTTGTTTGAAGATCCTACTCCATTTATGAACTTACAATATCTAAGCATACTAGGTGGGGAACCTTACATGGAACCTGCTAACAAAATAATATTACAAAAGTTTATTGATCTTGGTATCGCTAAAAACATTACACTTGACTGGACTACTAATGGTACTATTGTAGATGAGGAAGTACATGAACTTGCAAAACAGTTTGGTCAAACTAAATGGAATATAAGTGTTGAAGGTACTGAAGGACTATACGAATATATTAGAGGTGGTAAAAACTTTACGTTTGCAGAACTAAATGAAAATTTAAAACAGTTTAATTTTGCAACTAGAGTAATTATTACTACAACTGTTATGGCATATAACATTGCACACTTAGATAAACTGTATTGGTGGTTTGAAGAAAATAAACAAGACAACTGGGAAATATATTTTACAAATGTTGTAGTAACACCGCCTTACTTAAATCCGCAAGTTTTACCTAACAGCGTATTAGACAAAATTGATTTTAGATTTCCTAATATAAAGTACACTAGCAAAGACGATAGTAAACTGCTAGACACGTTTGTTAAGTATACAAAAGATTTAGATAAAATTAGAAACGAAAACGTATTAGACTATTGTCCAGAACTTAGTTTTTTATTTAAGTAAGCCTCTTCGAATCCCTCTTCCCGTGCATATAAAGGAGCACCATCACTTCCTGCTCTCCACAGCCTTTTAAAATAACTGTCAGCTGATTGTAATGCTGTTTCATCGCTACAATCAATATGTCCTTTAACCATCCAAAACAGTCGGTATGCTTCTTTCAGTTCTGCTTCGTCCATTGCCACGGTCCTTCCGTATGTATATATCACTCAAACATCCGCATACTGTTTTTCCGCATGTAATAGGCTCAGTTGGTAATCTATATCGTTCCATATTTCCTATTGGGCCACCAAATTGACAATCTGCTCTATATAGGTTACCCCACATATCTACGTTTACTCCGTCAATGCCTGCCCAACACTTCCAACCAGCAAAGTTATTCATTCCTGATATAATTAAATCGTTTGCTGTAATAGGTTGTTCGTCAAGTTTAAGATCGCCACGATGTAGTTTATCATCGTTAACTTCTCTAGCAAATGGCCACTGGCCAATTATTTGTTTTTGTTCGTTACTATAAGGAGATACAGTATTAGTAATATGCTCTCCGTCTGTTTTATCTAAAATAACTTTAGGATATATTGACATCCTATCTGTTCTATCATATAGGTATTGTGCTATTTTATACTGTTCGTCAAATGCTTCTTTGCCTGGTGGCAACATTAAATTAACAATAATTTCACAAGTTGTTGCATTTGCAATTTCTACAAAGTGTGATGCACTTGAATATTCTGGGTGGTAACTTATAAGCATACCATCAGTATATGGATCTATCTTTTTAAAGTATTCAACTGATTGACTTCCGTTTGTAACAAAACTAAATGTGTGTCCTTGTTCTTTAACAAGTTTTGCAAGATCAATAAAGTGTTTCCAATACGTAGGCTCTCCGCCACTAAGTCTATAACAAATTTCTTTAGCAGGTACTTTAAAATTCTCAACAAAGTTTTTAACAGTTTCCCATTTAGGTTGTCCTGTTGTTCCATTGTGCAAATGGTCTGGACAATAAGAACACCGATAGTTACACTTATTGCTTAAGGTCCAACTAACTAAGAACCAATCTTCTTTTGCTTTATCTTGATAGTCTAGTTTCATTCGCTCATGCTATTCTTAATAATTAAATCGTGTGTACGTTGATTTAGTTTAACTGTAAGGATTAATGAATGTAGTCCGTTAGTATAACTAAACACACTATGCTCTTTTTGGAAGTTAATAAAATGTACATATTCTGGATCAGGATAAATTAGTTTCTTATCTAGTATATGTGCATAGTTCTCAGGTTGGCATTTACCAAACGTAACTAGTAATCTAAAGTACTCCGGACCTACTCCTGGAAAATCTCTATGTGGTGGAAAGAATCCTCCCTCATCAACTCTAAGTAAATGTACACGACCAATGTCAGGTGCAAATACATCTACAAGACTTGCAAGTTGCGGAATGTTCTTGTATACTTCAGTTGGTGTTGTAAAGTTTTCTTCTTTCATTTCAACATCGTGGTAGCGTTGCATATGGCCAAAGCTATTCAAATGATAGTTGTCCATTACATCACCTGTATGACTTGTTACAGGTAAACCCCAACGGTTGTTGTGTGTATCTTTTTTTGCGTTATAAGGACACCAATTATCTTCAAACTGTTCTAACTGTTGTACAAGCTCATGCCCGTTAACTTTTAGTTTTAGTTTTACCATGTCGCCTAAATTACATAGGCTATTCCATAGTAAGGCTCTTTCGGTATTCATTATATGTGTTCTCCTAATTCGGGAAACGTTTTTCTAAAGTCCGTTCCACGTTGTTCATCTAATACTCTTAAATAATCTTGTAGTTGAGGTAGTTTATTTGACCAATCTTCGCTCATCATATATTCTATTAATCCTTCAAATCTTCTTTTGCCCATTGCATGTTCGTTCCAAGCACTATTAAATTTTTGGCTATCAATAAACCGTTCTATATTATCTTTAGCGAACTGTTTATATGCTTGTGGTAGCACACGTATATTTAAGTATGACGGAAAGTATACTAAGTGTGTACCTATAAGCCCACCACCAAACGGCAATACGTTAATATTATTAAACTGCTGTTGGATTTTCCACTCTGCAAGTTCATGTATATATGCTACATTTAGCAACTGTACTGCACAGGCCATGTTAACTTTGATATTAGGTCCTGCTTTATCTAATTTATGTAAGTTTGTACTTATATCTTTCCATTTACTTGGATAGCGTATATAATCATTCTTATCTCCATACGCATCAATACTAAAATTAAATGTTACTTCCTCAAAATGTTTCCACAATGCAAATAACTTATCAGGTAATTCTAATCCATTACTGTTATAACGTATACAAATATGTTTACTAAATCCGTTATCAACCATAAACTCTAATATAGCATAATGCTCTGGTATTAGTAGAGGTTCGCCTCCTGCAAAATACAATTCTTTAATATGTTGTGCTTGGTCTTTCATAGAATCAAGGAAGGATCCTTTCTTGTACCAAGTATAATCAAAGTCTTGATCCCAACTTTGTTCTGCAATTAAGTCTTTGTTTTTGTATTTAGGTTTTTGTAGTTTCCATTCTTTAATCCAACTGCTTGAATCATGTGGACTACACATTACGCACTTTAATTGGCACAAGTTACCAAGGCGTAAATCAAAGTAAGGAATGTTAACAGGTAAGTTACCGTCTGCGTCTGTTTGTTCTACAATACTATCAATGTCTAAACGCTTTTCCCACACTTTAGTTTCCCATTGACGCTTACTTACAATACCTTTTTCTTCTTCTGCAAAACATTTACGACAACTTGCAGGTACTTGGTCATTTAGCATTTGCAATCTTGTGTTACGCATATGCTCACTATTCCATACTTCTTCAATAGTATGGTCACGCATATTCATAGCAATGCCGTCTTTCTTAACAAGCCCTACTGTTTTGTCATCTTCTATCCCTGCACCTGATGCATTAGCAGTACAACAAACTCTAACGTCACCGTTAGGTCGTGTTGCTAAATGTATCCAAGGTAAAGGACAAAATGTTTTACTCATGCTCATGCCTTTCAAACTGTGCGTTTAGTTTATCAAACGTTCCGCATTGTTTTGAACATTCTTTAAGTCCAGTACTAGTCCAACAACTACTAATCTTGTTAAAAAAGCCGTTGTCAAAAATCTCTTCAAATGAATGATTGTGTAAATTAGGATATTCTTTAATTTTTGTCATGTAATCTATTCTTGAATGAGAGTGTTGTGGTAACCATTCTAAATCTAACCAACAACAAGGACTAACGTTTCCGTTTGCGGCAATATACATTTGTTTATCTTGAACTGCTTTACAATTAATAGTTGGCATAGATTCGTTCCTAGCTTTTTCTGCTGGAGCAATCATTTCTAAACTCTTTTGTGATGGTAATAGTGTATGCGTAATATTATAGTCGTCATCAATTACATCTAACTTACCATCTCTAAAACGTGTAGTATGCTTAATACTAAATCCTTTAAAGCCTAAGTCTTTACTTAATTGTTCACATGCACTTACTTGGTGTTCGTTATGTTTGAATACAAGCATATCCCATCTTGCATCTCCACCTGCTTCAATAAATGCTTGTGCGTTTTCTAAAATTTTCTCATAGTTTGTACTAATTCTATATAACGCATGAGTATCTCCTAGTCCGTCAATACCAAATACAATTTTTACTCCTACATCTGCAAGACTTTTAAACCAGTCAGTAGTTCTTGCACTTCCGTTAGTGTGCATTTGCAAGGTCATAAAAGGATTGTGCTTACGTAGGTATTGCATTATGCCTAGTGTGTCTTTGGCCATAATAGGATCGCCTAAGTTACCACACATATTTAGAAACTTTAATTGTTGTACAAAACTTACAGGAAACCATTTTGTAAATTGTTGGTAACTAATTTCTGTAAGATCTAAACTGTCAAGTTCAGGTCCACCATTGATCCTTCTTGGACACATAGGACATCTTGCTTGGCACCTTGTTGTAACTTCTAAATGTATTGATGTAATATCTTCGTAGTTATACATCTTTTGTTCCTATAATCATAAATCGTTTATATTTTGTTAATTCTAATTCTTTTGCAACTTCAATTTTTAACTTTGATTTCTTTTCAAACTCGCCAAGCGTTTCACTACAGTTAACATGTTCTTCTAACTCGGTGTAGTTATTAGATTGTAAAATTATCTTTGTACCCTTTGGTATATTATTTAACCATTGCATATATTGTTCTTGTGTAATATGTTCGCAACTTGTATTAATAACAAAATAAGGACTAGTTGTATATTCGTAAGTACACATATCTGCTGTAACTGCTTCAAACATACCTTCCATCTCTTGACGCTTGTTTACTGTACTTGCAATTTCTTTACAAACAGGATCAAGGTCTACACTTGTAATATGTTTAATACCAATATCACTATTGAATAACATATTTGCTAACACACCATTCCAACCGCCATGTATAACAACACTAGCATTACTAATTGTTTTAGCCTTTGCTTGTAGAATATCAACTAACCAAGTTTTAGATTCTAACTGTCCGCCCCAAAAACTTTCTAAGGTACGGCTTCTGTCATCGCTGTTACGAATAGCGTCCATCCAAAACTTAATATCTTTAATATCTATTTTCATAATTCGTTAACTAACTTATCAAAGGCTTCTTCACCTAATACATTGTATAATACTACTACTAAGAATATAAACCATAATAACCAAAACACATAATAGCCTAACTTTGTCCATCCTAATCCTAGTATTTTATATACTGTTGGCATAGGCAAATACTTTTCAAATAATGTAGTAATATCCCATACAAATTTAAGCATAAAAATCCACATCAATGCTCTAACGTATTTGTTCTTTATATCAGAAACTTTAAAGTTTGCTTGTGCTTCTTTTACTTTTTTATCATGCGCCTTATAGCGTTCCCATAACTTCTTCATAGTTGTACCTTTGGTATTTTATTATCTGCACTACTAACACACGTATCAGTTACACACTTAGATGGTGTCTTAAACAGCGTAAAACCGTCTTTAAGCGTACCTAGAGGTTCATCGCTACAACTGTAAGCTCTTTTAACTTCATCGCCACGTATGATGCAACTTTGATATCCTGCGTTACAAGTCCAGCCTTTAAACTTATTAAAGCCAAATGCATTTAATCTTTCTGCTTGGTCAAGTTCGTATTCTATTCCATCATTTGCTTTGAGCCTAACTTGTGCGGTTTGTTGCTCTGATTCTGTTTGTAGGATTTTTGTTTGTTCTTCCGTGTAACCACTGACCACAAATGACGCAGTTGGGTCGCTTTGTGGCTTAAGAGTAACATGTATTCCTCTATCAATAAATCGTAATGATCTTTCATAATATTCCTTCCATAGATCGGGTACCATAACTTGATTGATTGTTACTAGTACTCCTTCTTTCATAAGCTGTAAACACTTGTCTCCAAACTCTTGTTCATTTGCAAACTCTGCATGGAAACTTGCTGTAATACTTCTACGTTGTAATCCTTTAGTTGCTTCTAACCATTTGTTCCACCATTTACTTCCTGGTGATAAATTTGTAGTCATATGTAAACTTTGATATTCTGGTGCTGTATCACTACAGTAATGCTCTATGAGCTCCCCAAAGTCTTTATATGCTGTTGGTTCTCCTCCGCTAAAACTAAAATGAAATTGTGTATACCCATTGTCTCTTGCTTGACTTTTTATTTCATCAATAGTACTTTTATATAAACTTAATTCTTGATGGTCAGGCTTATCTGTATTTGCATAAGGCCAACAGTAGCTACATTTATAATTACAAAAACGTCCAAGTATCCAACTAACATTAAACAACGGATTGTCTAACATTGTTTTTTGTCCTAAAGACGTTATGTTATTAAAAGGAATCGTTTGCATACTGTAGTTCTAACCATTCAAAATCGTTTATTAACCCCAAATCAGCGCCGTCAGAAAGGCCAAACTGCATACCAGCATTAGCACCTCGTAACGCATATCTACTATGTATTCCATCAGCATGAGTAGTCCAAGTTTTAAGTCGTTCATTTGTTTCTTCCTCTAGTTGTCCTTGTATTGTTTTACTTGCCAGCTTTGCACATTCTCTAAACGCACCACGCCATGTACTTAATGGATCTGTGTTGAACGCAGTAATGTTACTAACTTCTGGCATTGCTTTAAATTTATCACTAATACTAGTAGTCATATCATTTGTTGTAGTGTCCATCTTTAGTGTAAGCATACGTGGTAATAACTTAACTCCACCATATCCATACTCTAATCCGTTAACAGGATTTCTTGCTCTCCACACATGAACACAATCTAAATCGTAACTACTAACTTCGTGATCAAATTTAAAATCGTCTACTATCTGGGCGTCACCATCTACAACCCAAAACATTTTTGTAAAACATTTTTTAGCACCTGCTACGTGTGCTTGGTGAATTCCTTTAACATCTTTAACACGCTTTGCCATCGGATATTGTTGTTTAAGTTTATCCCAATTACTATCAGCGTTTGCTTCACCGTAACTTATAAAAACAATATCATACATGTGGTGCTATCTCGTTAGCTAGTTCCTCTTGTATTAATCTATCTACATGACAGTTATCTGGGAACCTGTCGCTGTCTGTCATAATTTTAATTACTTTTTCGTATTCGTCAACTATAGTTTTAAACTCTGTATCTTCACCTTCTGGTATATGAGGAATATTAAGTTCAGGTTTTTGTCTAGCAAACATACGTAAACTCTCTGCCGCATTTTCTGTTAGGTCTGGTCTACGTCTACGAACATTTTCTGCTGTACCCCAACTACTAATTAATGGTACTGGTCTTCCTATTATTTTATCCATCCACTCACGATGTACATATTTTATAAAAGTATACTTACTAATATCTTTAGGTAGTTTACCCCAACCTTCAATTACTAACCAAGGTATACCTGTTTGCTCGTAAATTGCTTGTGCGCCATCTAATGCTATTGTAAGTAATTCATCACTTATCTCTTTAATGCTATTAGCATTTCTAATTTTATCTTCGCTTTGATCGTAATACTTTTGCAAGTCATATAGTCCTGCTTCATCTGGCCATAAACTTCTTTTTAAATCTCTACAAGGCTCAGTAAGCATCCATATGATTAAATCAGGTTTATAAAATACTGGACTAGTAAAACAAGGTGCAAGACCTAATGCTTCTTCAACTTTAAAAATTGCTTCAAAGTTACCTGATCCACCAAACGCATAGTTGGCAGTAGCATGACCCATTTGATCTAAGTTGTAACCAAATCCTGGCCATACAACTTGAAAAGGCTTAGGTGCAGAACCTTCTAAATATTTGTCTTTATTCCACGGTTGAAATAGTTCTGGGTGTTTAGGATTTGCACAAGCAGGTCCTGGAATAATAGTTCCCCACTCACCTAGTGCATTACTGTCACCAACAATTAAAATTTTCTTCATCGTGTGTTTCCATAATGGAATACTTCTAACTTTTTAGACTCGAACTCTCTCCAAGGATCAACTACAACACTTCCTTCACTAAGATAACAGTAAAGAGTTGGATGTGCTAATAATGCTACGGCTGTAAAAGGACCACGTTGTGGACTAGCCATTGGATCAACTTCAATACAATGATAGCCTGCTTCTTTACAATAATGTCCTACTAACAAACTATAACTTCCGTCAGTATATGGTACTCCTGGTTTATATGCAATGCCATTTAACAAAATAGGTAAAGATCGCTCCTCAGCAATCTTAATCAAATAATTTGCCATATTTTTAGCCTGCACTTCTCTTGCATTCATTATAGCATCAAATATGTCATATTGCAACCCCAAATTTTGAGCCATGTAGCGTAGAGCTATATTATCTCTTGGATGACATGCTCCACCGTCGCCCATTCCTGCTTTCATATAACTTGGACCCATAATACGCTGATCACTTTTGGCAAGTGCATTAGTTACTACATCAACATTAATGTGTCCTTGCTTTTCTGCAACATCTTGTATCATATTAACTAATCCAATTTTTGCACTAATAAATGTATTGTAAAATACTTTGATACATTCGCACTCGTCCCACGTACCAATTTCATAACGTGGATCGTTTTCCATTATAGTTTTGTAAAAGTCTACTAATTCTTTTGCATCACCTGTAGTACTTCCATCGTCTGTACCAATCATAATCATTTCAGGATTAACCATATCCCAAGCTACTGTACCCATAGCAATCAAATAAGGATTATAAACAAATCTAGTATTAGTTACTAGTGGTGCAAATTCTCTACGTACTGTGCCTGGTAATACTGTACTAATTAATACAAGTAATTGATCTTTATTCATATGCATGTTTGCTTCACGTATGCAATCAATTACAATGTCGTATCCAAAGTCTTTAGGTTCTAAATGAGCCGTAGGTGCTTTGCCATCATAGTCTGGATGATGTGGAGTAGGTACTGCAATGAATACAATATTTCTATCCTTAACAGCCTCTTTGATACTAGAACAAACTGTTACTTTGTCGCTCTTAACATTAGCAACATCATACCCTGTTACATCATTCCCCTTTTCGGCAATAACTTCTGCACAAGGTAACCCAAGTTTTCCTATACCAATAAATCCAATCTTCACTATGATCTCCAATCATTATATACGTACATAAATATAGTAGTATTTATGGAAAGTTAAACACATGAAGTTGATTCAAGACTCTATTGCAAAGAATGATTATGTAGCTCGACCGCACACTACGCAGTCTATTGAGAAATTAAAAGAAGCTATTAGTGCCGGAAAACACAAGTTAATTGACGCAAGTGCAATACATTGTTTAATCCAATATCCTGATTGGCATACTGATCTTAACTTGTTTAGATTTGTAAAACCCAAAGCATTAAAACAATTAAAAAACGATCCAAAGTGTTTTTTCCTTTTTGATACAAGTACAGAAGGCTTTAGTACAATACACGATGTTCCATACTTTGATGTTTTATATTATAGTTGCGAACAAGCAGGTGTTGATCCTGAAAAAGTTATATTTTTTAGTTCTAACATGTATGACGAAAGTAACATTGTACGTTTTAATATGGAACACAATAAACAAAAATCTATTAAGGTTGTTACGTTTAATAACTTTGAATCAATGCTATTTGGTATAGCCGGTGCTGAAAGTATTGGCGATAGTGTACGACAACAGATTGACGGCGAGACTTGTGACCAGTATGTTGAAAGACGCATGAAACAAGAAAAACAAGAAGTTGCACAACGCTATAAGGGTAAAATATTTTTAAGTTTAAGTCGTGTTAATAGACCGCACCGTACATTGAGTGCTTACGAAATTTTTCATAGTGATTTATACTATCACGGATTAGTAAGTCATGATTTGTTTAAAAAGAAAACATTAAAACATTGGCATAGTTATCAAATGCCAACTGGTTGTAATATATCAGGAAGTGATATTAAAAAGTGGCAGAAGAACGTCCTTCCGCTTACAATCGATACTGATGACTTTATAACTAATCATGCTATGAGTCTAAGTAGTTACTTGCACCAACAAACATTATTTCAAATAGTAAACGAAACGTTTGCAGAAAATTGGCAAGGTACTAGTTTGTTCTGGAGTGAAAAAACTTTTAGAAGTATATATCACTTACAACCTTTCTTAATATTTGGACAACGCCATGCTAATCTAAAACTACAAGATTACGGCTATAAGATCTTTGATAACAACTTTGATTATAGCTTTGACGAAGAACACGATACATATAAACGTTGGTCTAAACTTAGAGTAGAAGTTGAAAAACATGTAAATAGAATATCAGCTTTGCCTATTACTAAACAGATTGACTGGCGTTGGAGACAAGCTGATCTACTAGCACACAACTTAAAAAATATGGTAGACGAGAATCATACTAAGAGTCAAATGACCGGCTTAGTTAAATACATGGTAGAGAAAATAAATGAGCAAGAAACTAATACATAATACTCCAAAGAGAATTTTTACCTTTGGTTGTAGCTTTACAGGTTATCAATGGGGTACATGGGCTAATATTATAGGTGTAGAATTTCCCGAAGCAGAGTTTAGAAACTTTGGTCGTAGTGGTGCAGGTAATCAGTATATACACAACATGATTATGCAGGCTGATAATGTATACAACTTTACACACGAGGATCTAGTTATTGTACAATGGACTAATGTATGTAGAGAAGATAGATATCTACCTGAAAAAGACGGATGGCTAGTACCTGGTAATATATTTTCACAAGGTGACTATAATCAAAACTTTATTGAAAACTACTTTAGCGAGTTTGGATCGTATGTTAGAGACTTTGCACTAATTAAAAGTGCCCACCAATTACTTAAACATCGTTGCAATCATCATATGATTAAGATGTTAGATTTTGAATATTCAAATCAATGGGACTTAAAACCAAACCCAGACTTAGATTTACAAACACTTACACATATGTATGAAGAAAGTATAGATCAAATACTACCTAGCTTTTATGCTACGCTGTGGAATAATAACTTAGAAGCTAAAATATCAAAAGATAAAAAAATTGTACATAAACTTTTCCATGACGGACATCCTACTCCACTTGAACACTACGACTACTTAAAGAACGTATTCAAACATGACTGGAGTGATAAAACTGACAAAGTAGTAGGTGCTACACAAAAGAAATGGGTTAAGTTAATGACAAGTGCATGTTTAGGTCAACCTGGACAGGGCTTTAGCTTGTATGAAATGAAACAGCGTTGGTTGGATATGTTAAAGTACGAAACTATTATGCGTCCTAATACGCAAATTAATCCGTTAATACGTCAATAAGTTCTGGAAACGTTTCGTCAAAAGAACGATTACGTATTTTATCAAAATACATATTTTTAGATTTAAACAAATCATTTGCACTTTGGTCAAACGTTGACTTTTGCAAGTAATCAATAACACCATTTACATATCTTAAATGTTCTGTATGCGTTACTGTATTTGCGTATGCTTGTAACTTATCTATTGCTGTGTGTCTTTGTTCATCTGTTAGTGCATTAAAACTATAATGATTAGGTTCAACAATATTGTAAAGCGTACTATTGTTTACATCAAATCCTTTACCAGACATGTATTCTAAAAAGTCTACAAGTGTTAGTACATTAAATGCACTTACTACACAATTAAAACTAATAATTACATGCGGACTTTCTTCTTTAATAATTTTTAAGTTCTGTTCTATAGTTGGCCAGTCAGTACCTTCTCTAATATACTCACCTCTGTTTCCATAGCCGTCAATACTTGCACGTACTTCAACGTGTTTAAAATTATTCCAATACTCTGTAATACTTTTCTTCTTAAAAAATAAATTACTTAAATTACTATTATATTGCAGTACAGCATCAGTCTTTTTATTTTCAATCAAATAATCTAAAATATCATAATGCTTATCTGTAATAAGAGGCTCACCTCCTGCAAAATAATAATCTTGAATGCCTTTGAGGTATGGCTTAAACTGTTCAAAAAGGTTATCGTTGTTGTCGCCACCTGCAAAAATGTATACAGGTTTATTTTCACCTTGCTTGTTATCTTCTACAGCCCATGTAGAACTGTAAGTACTACTACAGGTTCTGCATTTAAAATTACAAATATTACTCCAACGCACATCAAAGTATAACAACTTCATTATATCTAACGAACCGTCAAAATTGGTTTCGTCTTTTATACTAATATGTTGTGCAAATCTATTATTTTGTGCAATTCTATTGCTTTCTAAACCTGCTTCTTCGTGCTTCCAACATTGTGTACACGCACTAGGCTTTTCGTTGTTTAATAATGCAAGTCTTAATTTTTTATATTCCTCACTATTCCATATTTCTTCAATAGTGTTGTTACGTGTGTTGCCAAGAGGTTGTCGCCAATCGCCTATACAACAAGGAAGTACGTTGCCGTCTGGATTAGCATAGAAATGAATCCAAGGAAGTATGCAAAATGTATTACTTTCCGCAGTCATTATAAAAGCCTTCTAGTTCTGGAAAAGTTTCTACCAAGTTACAGTTACGTCTACGATCAAATTCTTTGAACCAGTTATGAAAATCTCTACGTGCTTGTTCTAGTTTACGTGGTTCATAATGTGTTGTACGCATATACTCTACTACACGCTTAAACTTTTCATATTCTAATCCTGTAAACTTAGTACGGTCGTTATCGTCTTGGTTGTCTTTAATAAATTGTAAATGTTTTTCCATATACGGCATGAATTCTTCTTTAGGTAAAATGTTCATGTCATATATGCTTGGTTCTTTTAAATGAGGTGTGTCAAATCTAACACGTTGCCATTGTGTAGCATTGTCATCACTATTGTATTTTGTACGCCACTCTAGTATTTTTTCTAATAGTTGCGTAAAACTAGTTACACCAAATATATTAAATGTAATCATAAACGTTACAGGCCAGTTTGTATTGCTTAGATAATAATCTAAGTTTTGTTCCCATAACTTAATGTCTAAACCAGTACGTGCATATTCTGCTCTTGGTCCCCAAGTATCAATACTAGTGTACAATTTAAAACTTTTAATCTTACCTTCTGCTTTTAAACGCTTAACTGTTTCAGTTAGCTTTTCAACTAGCTTAGGCTTAACACCCATGTTGCTGTTTACTTCAATTTGTATATGTGGCTTAGGATCGTTGTCTAACTTTTCTAACAGTTTCCAAAAACTTTTATGCATTAACGGCTCACCACCTGTAATACGCAAAATGTTTAGTGTCTTACTAAGTTCAGGCCACCATTCCCAGAACGCTTTTACGTATGGATTAGTATCTTCGTCTTTTTGTACTTCAAACCAATCAATGTCTTGCCTATGTGTGCTTGACATGTCGTATGGTCCATGTTGTTTTATTTCGTTCCAGTACCTACTAGAGGCTTTAGGATGACAGTATCCACACTTGAAATTACATTCATTACTAAAACTAATTTCAATATACTCAGGATTTACGTTAAAATCCGCCCCTTTTTGTTTTATTTCCGCTACTCTTTCAGGTGTGTATATACTTGCAGTTTTAATATGTCTATCACTTATAAAGTCTTTGCCCATTGCTTCAATTTTCCAACAGTAACTACAACCGTCTGGTTTATCTCCACATAGCATTTGTTTACGTTGTTCTTTTTTCTCAATAGTATTATGTAACGCACTAGGATTGCCTTCTAATTCTTCTAAAGGAATTTTATGCGGAGCAGGATGGTAACAACTATGCGTTTCTCCTGTTGCAAGATAGATAGTTGTGTGATGCCATTTTGCTAAACAGAATGTTGGAGAGGTTTCACTCTCAATTTTAGGCATTACTGACTTAATTTTTTCTAATTCATTCATTTACGAATAACTCTGTCCGTGTTAATATATACTTGTTTGAAAAAATGACTTTGTTCATCGTCAAAAGGTGTAGACGAGAGAGGTAATCCGCACTCGCTACTAAGACGTTGACCTAATTCTTTACTGTATGCTAACGGATCTTTATTTTTTGTTTCTTCCCACAGTTTATTAAGATATACAAAGTCTCTTGTTTGTACAAAGTCCCAATCTGTACACATTGTCATGTAACAACCTTGTCTTGCTCCCATTACACTCCATATGCCATTGTCTACATCAGCACCAACTTGCATCCATATTAACAAACGTTGATAATTTTGCCACCAAGTATCGTTTGCAAGGTCTTTAACTTTAGCACCTCTGTTCAAACTCATCTTGACTCCTTCACGGAACCCTGCTCTCCATGCTTGATGTGGAGTTGCATTTATAAGACTTGTACTATAGTTGTCATTTAATTGATAGTAATTATCAAAGTAACAAAATTCAATACTAGTATCATCTTCACCGTCTGTGTTTTCATGCGTTTGCATATTTTTTACAAAGTCTTTAGTCCACATTTTTAAACTGCCATTACCATATTTTAGTCCGTTAACATTAATATGTCCGCACCAACTAAATTGATAATCATCGTCAACTTTTAATTCGTCTAAGTCTAATACTACGTTTAAAAACTCTGGGTCAATAATTGTATCGCCATCTACTGTAACAAAGTGTTTAGTTTCGCTTAATTCAGCACAGGCTTTGTGTGCCGCATCTGATCCTTCTACACCGTGTACACGCTTTGCCCACGGAACTTTGTTAACTAAATCAACAAAATTCTTTTCACAATTAGGTTCGTCATAAGATAGAAATATAATATCCTGCTCTGCGATGTTTATTTTCATTTGATTACCTCGTACATATATCTATCAAAGTTTTTAATTGTATATACGCTAACTGGTTTTGCACTAAACTCAAAATCACTATCAAAAGGCAGTACTACGTATTTTACGTCTGATAAATCAGCAAAACTAAAACTTAATGTTTTTAATAATATATTTGGATCGTCTTTTTCTGTAATACTAAATGTTATTGTATTTTTAAAGTTAACTTTCTGTGCTAAAATGTTTGCTTTTAAATCTCCACCAATAGTAATTTTCCAACATGTATCTTTAATATTTTGTAATACATGGATATCAGGTGCTTCAGATGATACACTTGGTAATTGGTATATTAAATCATCTACTAGATAACTGTCAATACTAGTATTAGAACGTTGTCTAAGTTCATATTGTTTAGTACGTTTAATATAATGTACATAATAATAGCTAAGAGGTTCTTCGCCTGAAATCATACCTTTAACTTCATGCTCCTCTACAGGAATATAACTTCCATCTTTAGGTTTATAGTTAGGTACTGAAATAACATCTCCGTTAGTAGGATCAAATACTACATACCTTTCTTGTTTAGGTAACTCTACACTTAATTTCATATGTTAAGATACCTTTCGTACTTTTGTATTTTAGATTCATCTAAAAATTCTTTCTCAGTATAGTGGAAAATACCTTGCTGTTGATGATTACCTATTTTTAATTTTAAGTCATCAGTTAGATATGCACCTACTCTACTACGCCATGTTTCACTAGGATTATACCAACCTTGAATTCTAGGCTTCATATGTGTAAAACTAGGAAATGTTACTTTCTTGTTTGTAATTTGATCTTCACAATCTAGTATCTTTGTAACGATTGCTGTACTTGTGTCAACACTTAAAAAGTTTTGATACTCTTTACTTGCATAGTGACCGTAAAAGAACTGCCAGTTGTTCATTACAAGCTCTAACCATGAATAAAAGTCTTTAGCAAAGTCACATTTTTTAAAGTAATGAAAGCCTGCATACACATTTGGCAAGTTATTTGCAATATATGTTTTACGATAGTAAGTATCATTTACTACTTCGCCTCTATATGTGTATACTTTGCTAGTATAGAACACTTCATAGTTGCTTAAAAAGTTCCACCATGAGTCTATGTTTTGTAATACAAGCATATCTGTGTCCATTACAATAGTTTCATCATACGGACTAGCATGATATAACTTCCAACGGTTAGCTACCTTCCATTCCATGTTAGCGGAATCGTCTTCCCACGGTATTTCTTTGATAACATCGAACAGATCTACATACCTAGATGGCACTTTATCGTTGGTTAACAAACAAACTTTAGTGTCATTAGTAGCTCTAATACTCATAGCTAACGCACACGCTTGTTCTACGTAGTCATATTCGCTGTTTTGTGCTATTAAAACTATACCTTTAGTCATTATCTATGATCCTATTCAAACTAAACTTGTTCATAACGTGAACACTACTACCTTTAATACGCAAAGGTGTGTATTCTCCAAGGTGTCCTTCTTTTTCTACTAAAAATAAAAAGTTGTCATCATTTAATTCCCACAATATATCTCTATCTGCTGTGTAATATTTTTTACCTGGTAAAGAACTTGCAAAACTACCTGTTTGATATCCGTTCATAATATGTATTGCAATACTAAACACCCAATCATTACGAAACGATGATTTGTTAATTTGAAAAATACTGTTATAGTGTTGCCAGTTATCTTGTATGTGTTGTGTTAAGTTAAAAAATGTTTCTACTTCTTTACTTTTCTTAAAGTATACAACAGTTGCCCAGTAAAAGTCTACACTAGTTTCACTAATTCTTTGAAACTCTGTAGTATCTCTAAATCCTGTTAGGTCTTTTGCGTCTTTATATATTAGGAAATTGTGTTCTTGTGTAAAACAATTTTTAAGTACATCATTTGCAATGATATAATCACTATCTAACATTATTGTTTCGTCATAAGGTGTTAGTTCATATGCTTGTGTACGCAAGTCATTCTTAAAAGCAAGTTGTTTGTAAACACCCGAACCGTCATAATAACGTTTTTCACTTGCCGCTCTAGTATTTGGTACTTCAATGACCTTATCAAATACTGTTTCGTAGTCTGTGTATGTTGCTTTTAAGTAATCAAGACTGTCTGTTACAACAGTTGTTGGTAATCCAAGATATTTTTTAATACGCTTTGCTAGATAATGTGCTTGTTTACAATAATCTACTTCTAAGTTATTTCTAGCAAATATTAATGCACCTCTATTCTTCATATTCTACAAGTCCGGAAACCTTTCGCAGGCTCCTTATCTTTTCGTACTCTGTAAGATACTCGTTTGATGCTGTAAAATAAATGTCTAAAATATCACTTAGGAATGTTTCAATGTCAGCAACTTTTACTGGAATATCATTGTCGTCAATTAGCACTACAGACTCTTGTCCTGTGCTTACTAACATATTACAAAAATTCATTAGGTCTTTGTTTACTGAGAATTGACCACCATTGTGGTAATGGATTGCACTTTCGTAAAACTTTTCTTTTAAGACTCTTTTTTGGTTGTTAAGAGTAGTCATGTAATTGGCAAATTCTAATGCCTTTTCAAGACGTTCATCCATACTAATTCTCCTTTAGTGTATTATACACTATTTAAGGAAGAAAAGCAAGTCTTAACTTAGATTTGAACTGCCGTTTGTGGAGTAATTTGGAGAAGCTACTTCTACTGCCGCTCCGGTTGGACGTAATTGTGTAATTGTACTGTTTAGTACACCTAATACGTTTTCGTCTGTATTTGGGTTACCTGTATTATCATCGTTAAATGTAACTTTGAAACGTAAAACTGTATCACTTACTTTGGATCCTTCGATTTTGTAATCGTTTGCGGCATATAGCCCTGATCCTGTTTTTTCAAAAAGCTGTTGGTAACTAGCATCTAAATCATGATAACCAATTGCACTACCGTTTCCTGATCCTGTTGCTGTAGTTGATGTATAGTTCATACTAACTGTACCCATGTTAACTAACATAGTCATCCAGTCAATTGTTTTACTACTTGATCCAACATATGTAATGTTAGAAGCAAAACGAATAGTTCCGCCTGCATTGAAATAGTGTCTTTGATGATTTGCATCTGCAAATGTTACATCAATAATATGTGAAATTGTACCGTTCCATGAAGTAGTTCTAGTACCTGCAATGGCCGCTTCAGCTGTAGTTTGACTTCCGTGTGCTACAAATTTATCATTTTCAAGTGTTGTAGCAAGATTTTCAAATTGTACAATACCTTTTTTGTTAATTGTATCACTGTCTAAAACAATATCAACGTTTTGTGTTACAATGTTAATCTCAGACGGTGTTGCACCTGTTTGATGAATACGTCCGTTTGCCATATCAGTGTATAGTTGGTTAATGTCAATTGCTTGTACATTATCATTAACGTTTACCTGGGCACTATTTAAATTTTGACCGTAACCGTCATCGCCTGACCCTACACCCATTACAGTAGCAACACGTGATTGTAAACTGTTGTACCTTGCCGCTGTAATTATATCGCCGACTGCCATATTCTTTTACCTCTATACTTTCAGAATGGCTTCTACTAAGCCTTCTTCTTCTGCTTCTGGTTCCCAACTCTCTAAGGCAATACCTACTAAAAAGTGTCCTTCAGCTCTAATAGTATGTCCAAGTCCTTGTGAGTCAGCATAAATTGCTTCACCTTTATTAACGATGCCTGTTACTCTTACTGGAACACGCCCTTTAAGTGCAACTGCTTGACCTTCTGCTTCGCTGTTCATTAAGAACGCCGGTTTAGCACTAATTACACCTACTGGAATTTCAGTTGGCTCAATAGCTCTTACTTCTGCGTCTGTGTCTTCGTCAAATTTTGGAACACTAACAATAGTGCCTGTTGGCAATTCATCTTCTGTTTTGTACATCTCAGCCAAGTCAGCGTATTCTGCTGATGTTGCTGTACCTGTAAATTTGTTTGCTACTAAATTACCACTTGCATCTCTAACTGCTACTGTGTTATTAGTTGCCGCTGTATCTGCACTACGGTAGTTTACACCAACTTGCATTTTTTGTGCATTTTCCGCTAACCCGTAAAAGTTAGTGGCATGCATTTCACTGAATACAGCACCTGTTCCGCCAATTGCGTATGTGTTAGTAGAACCAGGCATAATACCTGTGTCTTGTACTGTTGCTACATGTTGCTCAACACCACCTACGTTATCAACTTTAAGTTTAATTTTAGTTCCAACGTCATTTTTAATAACGCCTTCGTTGTCATTTTCAATAAAGATTTTTAAATCACTTGAGTTACCAATTGAAATACCTGCATCTGCAAAACTAACAAGTGATGTAAATGATCCTGAACCTGCTAATGCAAAGTCAGTAGCACTATAGCCACCTAGTTTTAATGAGTTACTTGCTGTACCCCAGTAATAATCCTGTGTACTTGTAACACCGCCTGTTGCGTTTGTTGTATTTCTTAGTGTTAAACCTTTTTTAACAACGTCAAATCCTGTAATAGCATTAAGTGGGTCTGTACTATCAATAGTAAATGTTGCGCCTGAAATAATATAAATTGTTTCATCGTTAACAATAGCCTTAATAACTAATCTGTTTACGTTAGTTGTATCTCTAACGTTAGCTGAAACCATCTGTGTAACAGTTGTACCTGCACCCTGTGGTCCTACTAGTACATAACCTGTACCGCTATATGCATATAATTGTTCGTTTGTTGAATCCCACCATAAGTCGCCAGTTGCTAAACCAGCTGGTGCAGTTGCGGCTACTTCAGCACCGCCTGTAGTTCTAAACTTAGATCCATCATAAAATTTTAGCTTATTAGCACCTGAGTCGTACCAAACCTGTCCCGAAATGGCTTTTGGAGGCTGGTTAGCACCACTAAAGTTTTCTAATAAGTGTAAAAAGTTTTCGTTCTGAATTTCACCGTAACCGGCGTAATTTTTACCAACTAGTTTAATATCACTAGTTTGATCCACGGTTCCATCTTCAACAACTGTTAAAGTAGTTCCATTATATCTATCAATAGTATATGCCATTTCTTTTCCTCTATGTTACTATTTATCTCTTACCACAAGCCGCCGCTTGAACCAAGATCGTTATCAAATACCCATGCACCTGCGGCAACTCTAAAGCGTTTTAAACCACGTGATATAGTAACATTAACGTTACCTGATGCTGAAGCAAACGCAACGTCTTGTACTACACTCTGATTTAACACACCGTTAGCATCTACTGCAACGTATGAGATGTTTTTAGCCGCGTCTACGTCAATACCTGTAACTGTTGCTCCTGCAATAGTTGAAGTAGCTATGTACGCATATGTTCCGGTTTTCTTATTACTTGCTGGATAAATGTCTTCGATGATCGTTGCAATGTTACTGTTAGATAATCCAGTAATATCTAAACTCATTACAACTGGTTCTAAGTTAATCTGATCATCAACATAAAACTTAGTAGCGGCATCTGTATTAGTTGTTGGTTCCGCTAGTCCAGTAATTTTTTGGTTATTAGTAATTGTAATACTTCCAGTACTTTCTAATTGTAATGGAGTACTAGTTGTAATCTTTGCGCCTTGGATATTAGTTTGATCAACATTAAGCTGATTCAATGTACCAATGTCTGTAAGTCCAAGTGCTTGTGTTACTGTTGAACCTAATTCTGTTTTGTTTAATACGTTAACACCTTCAGCTTTGTACCACTTAGTTGCAACAACGTCAATGTTTTCACTTGATGTCCAAGCACCTGTAGCATTTCTCCAAAGCCATTCTTTATCAAGATCGCTTGATTTAAGAATAACTCCGCCAAGGTCTACGTTTGCATTATCTAATGATGTACTATCACTAGTAATACCTAATTCAATATTTTTATCTTCAACTCTTAAATTTTGTGTTTCAATGTTAACAGCTGGTGATGTTAAAAATAAGTTACCATCAACTCTCATATCGCCACCAACGTGTAACGTATGCTGTGGAGTATCTTTAAATATACCTAAGAATGATTCTGATGTGTCAATAGTTACTGCATCTACAAAACCTGTTGCTTTTCTAACTCTAATTTTATAATCATGATTTGATAATTGGTTTTCGTTAACAACGCTAGTTCCAACTACCTTTTGAATATTGTTTTGTGCAGTACCAATTGTAATACCACCACTGTTAGCAACTGTTACTGTTCCAGTTGTAACTGAGTTAGAGTCTGCTGATAAAAACTGCGAAGCACTTTTGGCTACGCCTGCATTATCAACTAGTGCCGCGGCACTATCTGCTGAGCCTCTAAATACAAAGTCTGTAACACTTGAAATAATGTTAAAGCCTTTCTTAATATTATCAAGTCCAGTAATAGCATATGAAGCCGCTGGTGTAAATTCATTGTTCGAAAATACTCCTATTAGTGTTCCTGCTATTGAAAACTTTATAATAGTTTTACTATTGTTTTGATTATCTAATACTGTTACAGTTTCAAACCCTGACTTGCCTTGGTCATTTGTATAAATTGGACCTGCTAAATTAAACTGTGTACCATCATAAAAATGTAATTGTCTTGTATCGTTGTTAATCCAAAGATCACCTGCAACTACACCAACACCTGGTTGTGAATTTTGTACAATAGGGCCACCACTGGTTCTAAAATTTGTTCCGTCATAAACTTTAAGTCTTGCTTCTGTACTATCAAACCATAGCTGACCTTTTAGTGGTAAGCTAGGAGCCGATGTGTTAGCAAAATTTTCTAGTATCTTAATAAAGTTTTCGTTAATACTTTCACCAAACCCTGAATAGTTTTTACCTATTAAGGAAATATCAGTACTTGTAGTATCTAAACTACCGTCGACTAAGTCTACTAGTAATGAGCCGTCCGTTTTATTTAATTTATAACTCATTATACTGCTCCCGTGTTTTGCCCAGCGTATATGATCATGTTTATTGCCATATATGGATTCATAACATCAATTGGTTGTCCAATTGTGCTATTTGTTAGTACACCACCTGATGATGGATAAGCCTGTCCTGCTTGTGTTCCTGTTGGAGCATCGTATTGTATACCTTGTGGATCGTTTGGTACTCCGCTAATATCTCTAGTAGTATAGTACTGGTCTCCACTTGGTCCACGTAAATCATGTTCGTGTTCTGGTAAGTTAGTAAGTCCAATTGATTGTGTTTGTTGTCCTTCAACATTACCTAATGTATCTGCCGCCGCACTAGTTACACGGTTAGCACTTTCGCCGCCCATGTTATCTAAGCCTAGCATAAATCTACCACGTAAGTCTGGTAACGCAAATTTACCTGCTGTTACAAGTGCTTGTGCTTTAAAGTTATATTCAATAACGTTAAACAAGTTTTGATATTCAGCAATGCTAACTTCTCTACCATCACATATTAACCAATCTGCTGGTAGTACGCCTGCCGCAAATGCAGTAATCATACCAACTGGTAATTGCGGAATAGCTTTAAACAAGTTAGTTCTTGATATTTTAAATACACCAGTGTCACCTTGGACTCTGTTAAACATGTATTCATCTGTTGGTTCACTTAATGCTTGTTCTGTTTTAGCCGCAATAAATGTGTTGTCAATTGTTGTAGTAAAAGTTTTTACACTAGCATCTTGTCCATCAAAGCTAAACTCAGGAGCACTTACATCGCCAACCATTCTAAATGTTGTTGCACTTGCTAGTTTATCAGTTGATCCTGATCTACCACTAATTGATCCTGTTACGTTACCTGTTAAGTTACCAACAAAGTTTTGTGAAAATACATTTAAGAACTGTTCGTTTGCAGTACCAATATTTCTTGTTGTTGTAATGTTTGGAACAATATTACCTGTAGTTAATAATCCTGCAATGTTTGTATCGCTACCTACATACAATCTTTTAGCAATACCAACACCACCTCTAGCAATAATACTACCTGTGTTTATAGTTGAACTGTCTGTTGTTCCGTTAACTAATACGCTACTGTCTGTTTGTATATTTCCAACTACGTCTAATGACTCAACTGGTGCTAAATTATTAATACCAATTTTGCTTGTTGAATCAACACGTAAAACTGTAGTAGTTGTACCTTCGTTGTTAACTCTAATATCAATGTTTGATCCACTTGTTTGGTGACCAATAATACCTGCTTGTCCTTCAATACCAATGTTCAATGCACTATCTGCACCTACTGTGATACCTGAATTATTTTTAACATTAACAGCAACTAGGCTGTTAGTTTCTTTGTCAGCTCTAAGGAAGTTTGCCGCTGGAACATTTTCTGCTCCTATAACTAATGATTCTGCTTTTTCTGCTGTACCTAAATATTTTGCAGTACCTGAACCTGTAATATCAAACGTACTTAAATTATAACCTGGCTTAATACTTGTAAAGCCTTGTATTGTTGTTTTAGGTGTAAATGCATCTGTTGAAATAATTGCAAGTGTTTTTGCTTTTACTTCAATAATTAAAACTGTGTAAGTAATATTGTCTGTGCCAATAATAGTTGTAGGCTTAACACCTGTTGAAAGACCATCACTAAATGTTGGTCCAACTAATATCCATCCAGAACCTGTATACAAATATAATTGTTGGTTGTCTGTATCAACCCAAAGGTCACCTGTAACTGATTGGTTTGCTTCTGGTGCTGTAGTAGCTTTCTTTAAACCTGATGCACTAACCCAGTTAGTACCATCATATAATTTTAACTGATCAACACCTGGAGTTGTATCATACCACAACTGTCCTTCTACAGGATTTGTTGGTGCTGTGTTAAAAGCAAAGTTTTCTAATAAGTGTAAAAAGTTTTCGGCAATAGCTGTACCATACGCAGTTGTATTTCTGCCTGGCAAGTCCAAGGACGTTTGTTGGTTAATAGTGTTGTCTTCAACAACAATAGTACCTTTTTGGGATAAGTCAGTATATTGTACAGTATATGCCATTTATTAAACCTCGTTAAAACCTGTTAAACTCTGTACTCTAACAGTATAATCAATTTGGATTAGTCTGTTTAGTGACTTCTGTACAGGGTGGAAAATTACGTGTGTTAGCAATCTGCCTGTTCCGCTAGTTGCATAACTTACAAGTCCTAACTCGTCAAACACATACAAACTGTCGTTTGCTGTTGCGTTATCAAGAGCATCTTGCCCACTAGGCTCACCGTAGTCTAATAAACAAGTTGCTACAATATCTGTGTAGTTAGTTCCGCTTACGTGTCTAGTTTCTAATTTGTTTCTAGTAGGATCAACGTTATTAACATTGTTGTTGTCAATAACTTTAGCATATGTTTGATTATACAAACTAGCATTAGTTCCTGTTGAGTTTGGTGACAAGTACGTAATAATACCCGTTGGGTCTACGTTAGTACCGCCATTACCAAATGCCATTTGGTAGACCATACCCTGTCCTTGATTAGATAAACTTTCCGCTAATGAAATACTCATGTTTTCGTAGTGAATAGCATTACGCTTGTCCACCAAGATTTCACCAGTCTCTGGATTGTGTATCTTGATGTGCCCTTGCAAAAGAACACCTTGTTTATCATTAAATTTGTCTGTCATCATTATTTCCTACAAGTGTATTTATTTAGGTAACGCCACCTCTGTTGTTCTTAAGAACCTTGCAATGTCATTTTCTTGCCTATGTAGAGGAATTCCACTGTCAGTCCAAGGTTTACCAATGCGTCTAACCACCACTATCTTGGTATTAATAGGTGGTGTTTCAGCTAATACAACAGTTGAAGTTGTTCCATCGACACTAAACTCCGCGGGCGACACAATATCTGCCTCTGGGCTGTCTAAATCAACAGTTGGATCATATGTATTTATTGCATTTTTACGCAGGCGCTTACCAGCGACAAATATTTCAAATTCATGTACTGAATTTGGAATAAAGTCTACTACAATGCTACTAGTTGAGCCATCTGCTGTAAATGTTTGCTGAAGTGTTCTATCTTGATATGGAACAGTTTGCTTGTTACTCTGATCTATTAGTTCAGTTCCTTTAGCATGTACTGTTGCAATACCAGTTCCTAGTGTACCTCTACGTAATTGTCTAAGTACTCCGCCTTCTTTTAAGTAATATTCAATACGCTCTCCGTCAATAAACACAATACCTGGAATACTACGGTCTTTGTTTGGTTGAGGTAGTGTATCAGAGTTAGTAACTTTGATACTAGTATCGTAATAGTTTAAATCTTCAGCTAAGAAGTAACGTGATTCATCACCTAAACGTTTAAAGTGTGTTCTATTAAGCATATCTTTGAATTGACTAAACCCAAACTTAGGAATAATAGTACTATTACTAAAGTGTATTACTTCCATTTCGTCATTTGCATCAATATCAACTGCTACTCTAATAGTTACTTTGTCTTCTAGTAATGCATATTCAACATTTGGACTTAATAGTTCGCCATTTTTAGTTAACCATACATAACTTGTATCAATTGCAGGAGTTCTTAGTTTAATAAATCCGTTTGCTAATTGATGATATTCGTTATATTCTTTTGTATCTGTTGTAAGTGTAGCTC